GTCCAGGCCGCCCAGGTCGACATCTATTTCATACTCGTGGACGCCGCCGAGGGCGACGGTGTCCGCTTTTAACATGGAGATCGAGATCTTCGCGTTGGGCACGTCGACGACGGCTATATTTCCGGCCGTCTTAGTGCGCGTGAACAACGGCGCCGCGTCCGTCAAGAACACGGCCACGGCAAATCGGATCTCGGCGGCGGTGTCCAAGGCCGGGACCGGTGTAACCCCGTCCGCCTCGAATAGCTGCACCACGATCGGCTTGTCGTCGCCGGCGTGGTAAATGAAGTTTTGTCGTTTATGTGCCATCGCCGGACACCCCCTTGAGGCCCGTCGCGCCGCGGGCGCCGGCCATGTTGAGCTTGATGCGGACGCCGGCCAAGTTGACCTCGGTGCGCGCGGCGGCGAGTAGGATCGGGCTCGACCGCGCGCCGACGACGGTCGAAGTCCCGGTCCCGGCCTGGCGCACGAACAGGAGCACTTGCGCGCCGGCGCCGATGATCGCGAGGGCACCGGTCCCGGCCTGGCGCACGAACAGGAGCACTTGCGCGCCGTTGCCGACGAACGTCTCTTGCCCGGTCCCGGCCTGGCGCACGAGCCCCAGGATCGAGGCGCCGTTGCCGATGAAACGCTCGACTGCGGTCCCGGCCTGGCGCACGAACCCAAGGATCGAGGCGCCGTCGCCGACCGGCAGCATGACCGCAACCCCGGCCTGCCGCACGAGCCCCAGGATCGACGAGCCGTTGCCGATGAAACGCTCGACCGCGGTCCCGGCCTGGCGCACGAACCCAAGGATCGAGGCGCCGTTGCCGATAAAACGCTCGACTGCGGTCCCGGCCTGGCGCACGAACCCGAGGATCGAGGCGCCGTCGCCGACCGGCAGCATGACCGCAACCCCGGCCTGGCGCACGAGCCCCAGGATCGACGAGCCGTTGCCGATGATGATCTCGACCGCGGCCCCGGCCTGGCGCACCAGCCCCAGGATCGAGGCGCCATCGCCGCTAATGATTTCCAGCGAAGTAGCGGTTCCGGCCTGGCGCAAGACGCCCAGGATCGAGGCACCGTTGCCGATGAAACGCTCGACCGCGGTCCCGGCCTGGCGCACGAGCCCCAGGATCGAAGCGCCGTTGCCGCTATGGATTTCCAGCGAAGTAGCGGTTCCGGCCTGGCGCAAGACGCCCAGGACCGACGCGCCGTTGCCGATGAAACGCTCGGCCGCGGTCCCGGCCTGGCGCACGAGCGCCAGGATCGAGGCGCCGTTCCCGACGAACGTCTCTTGCCCGGTCCCGGCCTGGCGCACGAGCCCCAGGATCGAGGCGCCGTTGCCGACCGGCAGCATGACGGCGATCCCGGCCTGGCGCACGAGCCCCAGGATCGAGGCGCCGTTGCCGATGATGATCTCGACCGCGGTCCCGGCCTGGCGCACGGCCCCCAGGATCGAGGCGCCGGCGCCGGCGAACGTCTCGGACCCGGTCCCGGCCTGGCGCGGTGCGCCGAGGATCGAGGCGCCGTCGCCGACCGGCAGCATGACCGCAACCCCGGCCTGCCGCACGAGCCCCAGGATCGAGGCGCCGTTGCCGATGAAACGCTCGACCCCGGTCCCGGACTGCCGGGGTGCCTGTAGCCGCGAGGCGCCGGTACCGGTTGGGGCGCCGACCGCCGGAACAAATCCCAGCATGGCCCATATTTCGTTGCAGATTATGTCCTGGCCTGCTGTGGCGGACTTACTGAAACCGTGCTGGAAAAAGTCGCTGATAGTTGGAACCGACGCATCTGAGGCTTGGAGCACTTTTTGAGTTATCGCATACGAGGTAGCCAGATCCAACGTGATGACTGTCTTAGTGGTCGGCGTTGTTATCCAGTCAGCATCGTTGCCAACCCAGAATTCATGGGTTCTGCCACCACCTGAACTGCGCTTAAAACCTCCAATCCACTTCGCAGCTTTGATGGTACCGGATACGTCGGTATCACCCGATGGCCCCGACCTGTCACCTTCATCGCAGATGGTCGAGCCCGCCAGATTGCCGGTGTCTTTGTAAATGGCTTCGTTGCCAGCACCCTCTGCGCCTGGTGTCTCGCTAACCATGGCCCAGGTAGTGCTATCTGCCAGCGTGTCGCCCTGGTCGGTCCCGTCCTCGGCGGTGTTCTGATAACCACTGACTGCAAAGTCACCGAATACGTCGCTAGTCGAACTCACTCCAGAGACGCAATAATAATCATCGACTCTGGTGTTGCCAGCATTCCTGAGGGCGCGAATGTCGATCTTACCTACAGTGCCACTATCGCTCAGGTCCAGGCCGGTCTGGAGCCCCTGCCCGACGCTATCGATGTAAAGTTCGCATTCAGCATTAGGTCCATTTTCATGATGCCAATATAGTTCTAGATAGGTATAGGCGTTCTCCGTGAAAGGATCCCCAATAGTCTGCACCTCGCTGCCATTGGTATCAAAGATCTTAAGATCACCATTTGTCTCAACCTGCAAGGCTATCTGAACTAGATTAGAAGTATTCTTGAATTGCAAAATTTGAAATGAAGAGGTCGGAGTTTTATCAGTGAACCTAAATCCAACCCCTACGACATACTTATCAGTTCCCGCGTCTGCAACAAGAGCGAATGGATCAAAAGTAAGAATACCATCAGTGCCCAGATCATAAGACCTGTTCCCGGAACGCGCATTCGTCGCTGGCGCGGTAGGACTGCCGCTGGCGGTATCTACCTCCTCCAGACCACCGGTCTCGCCCCCAGAAAAATCATTTACGGTGAGCGCCATCTAGATCACCCTGGACCAGTGCGGCATCAGCCGACCGTCCTCCCAAGTAAGTGAGAAAAGGGTCGTTCGCATAACAATATTCCCGCTACCGTCTAAAAAAACACGCCCGCCGAACAATGCCTGCAACTCCGCAGACGAGATGGTTTTGTGAGGTTCGTCATCGGGGAAAGCAGCAAGCGGCTCGATCACATCCATGTTCGCCTGCACGCGCGCGACAATGTCGGAGATTTGTTTGTCAGATGGTTTCTTGTCGGCCCGGATATTGAAGTCGGAAAGATCGACGACCACGCCGGTAGATAGGCGCACTTCCTTGTCGCTCTCGATTCTATCTGTGAGCGGTTTCAGTCCCCAGATCGCGGGCATGGATCACCTGTGATCGTCTTTTATGGGTTTCATGGTCATTCCCTATACCGGCAGCTTGTCCGCGATCAACAGCGCCAGAGCCAGGAAATAGATCGCGGCAAAGGCCCACAACAGCACGCGGTCGAGCGTGCCGACCGGACGTGGACGCTTCGGCGTCCCGGCCCGGTCGGCGCTGTCGATCTCGACGCGATCGCCAGGATTAGCGAGCGTTGGTTGATAACAGACTTTCATGTCGCGGTCGGACCTTGCGGAAGCGCGAACGTCCAAGACGTCATGTCGACCGTCGCACCTGAGACGATCTGGTCGGTGTTGAACACGAAATCGAAGGTGCCAACACCCGCACTCCCATCGATATGGGCGTTGAGCGGCGTCGGGAAACCGTTGGACGAGGACGCCCGACAGTGCGTCAACGTGGCCGTCGCGTTGGCCGACGTATCAGGGGCGATCGCCGCCGCCGCCGCCTCGGCGTCCGGGGCCTGGTCGGTAGCGCCCGCGAACGCCGGCGTCCCGAGATCCAGGTCGAAAAGGACCACCCCGGTAAGCGCCGCGTCCGGATCGACGGGTTGCGCCGCGGACACCCCTTGCATCATCCCATCCGCCGTGCCTTGGTCGAGCAAGTCGAGCCCGGCGTCGACCATGATGATGGCGATGGCGATGCCGATATTCGTGTTCAAGGCCATCATCAACTCAGGCCTCGGGAACGCATCCGCCGCGCCGCCGCCGTCCGCGCGTTCTTCTTCCTCCCCGGCATAGATCGGCCAGTACAACGGCGCGATCATGTGCTCCAAGCGGCGGTGTTGCGGTTCCTTGGTCAGCCCGGCTTCGCGCCGGCGTCGGATGCTTCCGAGCGTCTCGACCTCGATGATACGCGTTCCCATGGGCCTTGAGCCGACCTGAACCCTGCCGATGCGGCCGGGAATGTGGTTGCCGTCCGGCGTGATGGCCAGTTTTTCGGCCAGTATGTTCGCGAACACTTGATCGTCGCGGGGCGAAAAACGCTCGGCGGCGATTGCTTCGAATTCGACGAGTTGCCTGCGCCCGAGGTTGTCCTTGAACGCCGGGAGGAGGTGCGCGAACTCGTCTTTGAAATCGGCTTTGAAGAGACTTGCTATCGCCCACTCGCGACCGCCGACCGCAACGCTGGCGTCCCTCTTCGAAAACACGGACGGCGCGCCGAAGGCGTTCGCCCAGTGTGCCGCCGCGCCGTCGAGGACGGCGGTTTCGAGTATGCGTGTCATTGTCAGGCTCCCTTACCTCCGTTGTCGCCGTCCGTGCCGCCCGTGCCGCCCATGGTGGCGGTTTCCCCGGACTTGATCGCGCCCGCCGGGTCGCCGTTGTCGTCGCCGCCGGCGTCGCGCTTCTTGCGCCCCGCCTTCTCGATGTTGCCTCGCGCCAGGTGATATTCCTGGCCGGCGTCGGTGAGATCCTTGATGATCTCGCCGGGCTCGTGGACGCGCCCGCCGTGTTTGATCCGCGTCCGGCACACAAAACCCTTAGCCATGGTGGTTCCTCCGAAAGATGCTGAAAGATGCGGCCGGCGCGCGTGCCGGCCGGGTCAAAGACTACCGCTCGCGTCGCCGGTTGGTCAGGCGATCGCGTCCTCGATGAAGAAGCCCGTCTGGTTCGCCACGATGACTTCCTTGACGCCCTCGCCGACGCGGACGAGTGTCGAGCCGCGCAGGCCGAGCTTCGGTTGCGGAATGCTTCCCGAGAACCGGGTCCGATACTGGGCGGTCCAGCCGAAGGTGACCCGGTCGAGGCCCGGTTGCGTGGCCAGGGGATCGAGCCACAAGAGCGCCGTATGCTTGCCCCACACGCGGGCGTAGGTCGTTGTCTGGCCCTTTCGCGCGGTGTTGAGGCGGCTCTCCCCGACGTGGACCCCGTTGCTGAGTTCGAACAGGTTGGCCAACTGTTGCCGGGTCACGATGCCGGTGTCGCCGCTGTTCCCGTGGATGGCCTTGTTGACCTTCGGGTGTTGGATCAACTTCGAAAACGGCTCCCTGCCGATGACCATCGTGTTCGGGCGCATGAGCGGAGCGTCCAACCCGGCGACAATGTCATCGATCGGCTCGCTGTTGGCAAAGTCGCTCCACTGGGACGTGCCCGAGAGCACAACCCGCAGGCCGGAATTGTAGGTCGCCTGCGCGAAAACCAGGCCCGCGACCCTGACTTCCCGACCGAGCATAATCAACTCGGTCAGACCGGTAACGGCGTGGTTTTCCGGGTTGACGCTGTTTGGTGCGTTGTCCATGTCGACGATGGGAACGATGTCGTCGAGACCATGGTCCTCGGTTTGAGCGAGCCTTTCGACTCCGGTGAATTCCACTTGGGTCGGCTCGGATTTTCTACCGACCAGCGTGTCCGGGAGCGTGAAGAATTCGTTTTCCCCCCACTCCATGTATTTGAACTTCTCCTGGTTCATCGGTTCCGTTCGGGGGAGCACTTGGTCGGCGATCAGACCGACCGCGGACGAGTAAGCGAGCGTGATCCCGGTCAGTCGGGGATCGATCGGGAAGGGTGCCTTGCTCATGGCTGTGTCCTTTTCTCATTTTGACAAGACAACGGCAGCGCCACACTGACGCCGCCAGGAAAGAACCCCGCGCGAGGGGTCGGCCCTTACGCGCCCTGGATCTCTTGCGGCGCCAGGAACACCAAGCCGTGATCGCCGCTGGCGTAGGTTTCCATGGCGAACCCGATGATCCGGTTGTTCACGCCTATCGTCGGGGCGGCAAGGACGGCCAGGCCGGTAGCGTTTGTCGTGACCTGCGCGCCCCTGGCGACGGTGCCACCGAACTCGACCTCGGCGATGCCGGACATCTGCACGTCGACGCGCTCGCCGATCTCGGCTATGCCCGGCTGGACGGAAATACCGATCAGGAAGTCGCCCACGGCCGCGCCGACCAGAACGTCCCGGTCGCCGGTGCCGAACTTGACGATCCGGCGGATCGGCACCGCGGCTTCGGCGTTGAAGCTTTTCACAAGTCCTTGGTTGCTCATAGTGCTGGTCCTCGTTTAAGGATGGAAGGGAAGAAGGGTGTCAGGCCGCGGCCGTCCCCTTCTCGATCTCGTGCATCGCCATGGCGGCGGAAAGCGTCTCGCCGCGATCGGCGGCCTGTTTGACGAGCTTCTTGATGTCGCCGGCGATTTCCTCGGCGGTCTTGCCGGTAGCACCGTCCTCGGCCGTGGTTGCCGCGGCGGCCTCGGCCGGAGTTGGCAATACCTTCTTCAAGGCCGCGTCGTCGGCGGTCGCCGCCGCCAACTGAGCCTTGCCCGAACTGCGCTGCCGCTCGACGATGGCTTTCGCCAGATCCGCGCCCTCTTGCGTGGGATCTTCGATCGCCGCTTTGAGCAAGTCCTCGTAGCCGGGCAACGCCATCGCTTCCAGGCCGGCGATGCGGGTCCGCTCGGCGAGCGCGCCCTCGGCCAACCCTTCGGCCTTGCCGGCGAGCCGGCCGGCCTTGTCGCCCTCGGCGAGCCCGGCCGCCTTGCCTTCGGCCAAGGCGCCATCGCGCGCGCTCTTGGCTCCCTCGTCCCTCAACGCCTTCGCGGCGTCGGGATGGTCCTCGGCGACATCGGCCGCCGAAACTTTGTCGGTCATGGCTCTACTTCCTCTTCTGCCATTCGGTTTGATGCGACGGCGGTCGCCGCCGATCGCGTGGTCGTGCAGCCGGGCCAGGACATTCTCGAATGTAGAGATACCGTCGATCATGCCGGCCTGGACCGCCTCTTCTCCGGCCAGGACGCCGCCCCGCCCGAAATTCCTTATCACCGTCGCCGGCAGCACCCCGCGATTTGCTGCGACGGAACCGATGAAAATTTCCGCCGCCTTGTCGACGCGCCTCTGTATGTCCGCGCGTCCCTCGTCCGTATCGACGGACACAAGCTTCAAGGGGGACTGGTTTGATACGAAGGTGTGCTGCTCGATACCGCGCGCGCGGTCGCGCTTGGTAGTGTCCTTGAAAACTCCGATCACGCCGATAGATCCCATTTCGGCCGTCTCGTCCGCGAAGATTTGGTTGGCCGCGCTGGCAATCCAGAACGCGCCTGACGCGCCGGTACTGGACACATAGGCGACGAGCGGCTTTTGCCCGGCCACTTCCTTGACCATCTTCGACAGTTCGTTCGTTCCGTTGACCGTGCCCCCTGGACTGTCGACGTTCAGGAGTATCCCGCGGATCTTCGGATCATCGCGGGCGACGCGGAGATCAAGCGCGGTGGCGTCGATCGATGTGGCGCCGGAATGGCGGGTCAACAGGTTCGCACGTCGGAAAATCGGACCGACGATCGGGATGATGGCGATGCCGTCGCGCGTCGTGGCCACCTGTGAGTTTTCGAGCCGCCTGGCTTGCTCGGCCTCGACGGCTTCAAGGTCGACCTCGTATTCCCCTGTGGCCATTTTCAAATAGCCTTCCAGCGTTTCCTGGTCGAGGATGGCCCAAAGTTGCTTTATGGCCAGGTCGAAAACCGTGATTTTCATTTTCAGTTTTCCTCTTTGCGCTCGTCCTCGGGGCGGTCGACCGGCGGATCTTCGGGCGGGGGGTCCGGTTCCTGTGGCGCGGCGACGGGCTCGGCCAGGACGCCACTTTCCTGTTTCAGCTTCTTCTCCCGGCCGATGATCTCGACGTTGCGCTCGAAACTGCCGCCGGTACGCTCGCGCGTATTTTGGGCGCCCGTTTTCCATGCGTGGGCCTCGGCGATCTCGTCCGCTTTGTTTTCCCTCAACGGGTCGAGCGAGATCCGCGCCGGCCCGATCCAGATCGCGCCCGACCACGCTTGCCGCAGGATGGGGTCGCTGTCGAAGCCAGGCGCGGCGATCCGGTTGAGCGAGACGGCTTCCCAAAGGAACTCCCGATACGACCACTGACAGAACTCGTCCGCGAGCCACTTGCGGTCGCGTCGGAACAAGAGCCAGGCCTGTTCGAGCGCCGCGCGCGAGGCCGAATATGAGGCGGTGAAATGTTGGATAAGGACTTCGAACGGCAGCCCGAGAGCGGCGCCGATCTGTCTGACGACGGCGACGAAAAACACGTCGAAGGCGGTATTCGGTCGGCCGGGCGTTGGAACGTCGATCTTTTGTTGGTTATACAGTTCCATGACTTTGCCAGGGACCATATCGTAAGCCGTGTCGGTTTCGCTCTCGTCCCCGGTTTCTTCGTCCGGGTTGACGTTTTTAAGCGTCGATCCGTCCTTGGTTTCATAAACCACGGTAATCATCGCGCCGATCACGGCCGCCATCAATTCCGCGTTGGTGTAGGTCGCAAGTTGCCGCAACATTTCGATGACTGGCGCGAGAATTGGTTCTCCGCGATGGAGCCCGACCCGGTCCACTCTGTAAAAATGTTTGACCATCATCCGGCCGGTCGCCGCGCCGATGACCGGCACTCGCTCGGTATCGCGGTTGCCCCTCTGTCCGAGTTCTCCCGGATGGTTTTTCAGGAAATGATAGGCGACCGCCGCGCCGTCGCCGTCTAGCTCGACGCCCTTCACGATCCGGCGGCCGTCTTTGACCTGGCCGTCGATCACGCCGGGCGGGTTGTCGATCTGATCCGCCTCGAAAAGTTGGAACGCGAGGCTATAGGGATGGTCGACGCGCTCGATGGATCTCTTGGCCACGAACACGTCGCCGCTTTCGAGCACCGATCTGTATGTGAGGTTCTGTAGGCCGGCGAGGTTCTGTTGTCGGGTCGCGTCGCAATTCCTACTCTCGCTAAAGAGGGTGAATTCCCTCTTGGCGATCGCCTTCCACTCGTCGGCCTGGTCCTCGGACAGCCCGAGGACATCGCGATCGATCTCGGGTTCGTATGTCAGTCCGGGACCGACGACGTTGGTAGCCAGGCGGTGAATTGCGGCGCGTGCGATCGGCGCGACGCGAACCAGGCCGCGGCTGTCTTGCCGCAGATCCTTGAGGTTCGGCAGCAACGCACTATCGGCGCTGCCGTCGCCGGGTCGAAAGCGAAACATCGAGCGCCGCGCGTCGCGGCCCTGTCCCTCGTAATATCCCCCCAAGGCCGCGAGAGACATCCGAGCTTGTTCGCGCTTTACAGCGTGCGCCGGCGCGATGGCGGCGATCGCGCGGTCGAGAAAGTTCCGGATCATGGGTTCGGCACTCCGAGCCTGATCCGATGGTCCGCCCCGGAGCGGCCCGCCGCTATGGCTTTCGCCTCCCAAAAGGTGATGCCCTCTCGAATGGATGCCAGCGACGCCGATTGCAGTTCGCGATCTTCGATCTTGTATCGCTCCCTGCCGAGGATCTTCAACTCGGCGTCGATGTAAGCTTGCAGCCGCCCCTCGGCGACGACCTTTGTAATAACGGCCATGGTCTACCTCACTCTGATCCCGAGCCCTCCACCACGGCGGCGGCGGCCTGTTCCCTTGACTGTCTTGGTTTGGATCTTCGCGCCCGGTCGCGGTCGCGCCCAGGCCGGCACCCATTCGAGCCCGGTGTCCGAACCGCCGAGGCGCAACATGCCCGCAATCGAATAGACGAACAGATCGAGCGTCTCGTTCGCCTCGCCGGGTTTCTTAGTCCAGATCCCGTCTATCTTGGTTTCGGCTGTGAGCTCTCGGAGATATTTCGGCTCCAGATTTCTCGGAAGAGCCATATACCCCGCGCCGCCGGCCTCACGTCTGATCCGGACGTTGATGATGTCTTTAATTTGGTTGACGTTCGGTAGGAACAACTCGGGGTCCGGATCGCCCTTCGCGCCCTTGCGTTTCACGTCGATCGTCGGGGGAGGCAGTAACCGCCCTTTAGGATTGTTGCCGCCTTGGATCAGCATGAGCGCGGTCGGCGGGACGCCGGCGCGTATCGCCGTCCACCAAAATGTATAGGCGTTGTCCGTCACTCCCTCCAAGCCGCCGGTATCGATGGAGGTGGACATGACCGACAGTTCTTTGTCGGGGTCGCCGGCGACCGGGTATCGTCGCCAGATCACTTGTTTCAACAGCGTGCCCCAATGCTCCGGACGCCGCGCCGGCTGCATCGCTGTTTCGCCATCGTCGAGGGCCAAGATCGGAAACCGGTCGACGACCGCGGACTGCCAGCCCTCGCCCCAACCGATGACGACGCATTCGAAACGATTCCCCTGCACGTCGACGGCGGCGGTCAGGCAAATCACCCAATCGGGAACGGTCCCGAGTAGGTATTCGCTCGCCGCGCAGCGAAGCTCAAGCCAGGTGGCCTCGACCGGCTCGCTGCCGTCCAACTCCGATTTGAAGTTGTAGCCGATCTGCGTTTGCATGAACGTCTTGAGCTTTCCCTCGTCCTGGTTCCGCTCGAAAAACAGTTCCGCCTCGCGTCCGCGTCGAGCCAGGCGCGGCCAACCGGCGAACCCCATCAATCCCGTGAAGCGGCAGCTATAAATATCGGTATCGCGTGCGTCGCCGAGCACCTCGCCGGCGGCGGTCACGGTTTGCTCCGGACCGGCCCAAACACCCGTGCGGACGACGGCCCGCTTTTGCCGAGGCTCGATGATGCAACCGCTCGGACAGACTACGATCGCCGAGCGTTCCGCGTCGGCGGCGGTGCCCGTCCTGTCGTAGACCAGGCGATCGAATTCCAGCGAAAAGCGTTTCTCGCCGCACTCGGGGCACAGGACGAACCAACTCTCGTCGGTTCCGCTGGCGACATAGGCCTCGATCCCTCGCGTCGCTCCCAGGCTCGGCGACGACGCGACGAAGCCCTTGTCCTCTCCCTCGAAAGCGATCGCGCGCGCGGACAGCAAGGAAACCGCGTCGCCTTGGCCGTCGATATCTTCCTTCACGTCGTCGTAATCGTCGACGACGAAACGCGGGACCGAGCGCATCCTCATTTGTCCGCCGGTCGGCCAGATGAAGTAACAGATCATCCCCCCGAGGAACGCCTTGCGCTCGATGTTGTCGGACCCGATCGTGCGAAGCTGGCGCCGGCGCAACTCGGGACAAAGCTCGATCATGGGATCGATTTTCTCCCGGACGTAATCGTGCATGATCGGCCTCGCACCTTGAAGCCAGATCAGTTTTGCCGGGTCCGTGATTGCCGATTGCAGAAGCCAGTTGTTCGGGATCTCGCTCTTCCCGCATTGCGCCGGACCCATGACGGCGACGACCCGGACGCTCCTGTCGGTGAGCTTGTCCATCGGCCGGCGTAGGTAGGGCGTCGCGTCGAAGTTCCACGGCCCGCTATAGCCGCCGCCCTTGTTGTCGAGTACCCGATACCTGAGTGCCGCCTCGGACACGGTCATCTTGACCAACGGCTTCAGATACTCTTCCGGGTTGTCGAAGAAGATTTCCGCCGCGACGGCGAGCGCGGCGATCCGGACCCTCGTCATGCCGCCGCCTTCGTCTTCGCCTCTTCGGATAGTAGAGCGAACCGCTCTATGACCCGGTTCAAGATCGCGTCGAGCAGACTGTCGACGCGGGCGCGCTCTTCGGTCTTTAGCGAAAGCTCGCGCGCGATGGTGTCGCCGGCGCGCTGGACTTCGTTACGGAACGTCGCATAGACCTCGGTCTGGCACTCTTTGACATCGGCGGCCTTGACCAGTTCTTGCTGGCGCTCGCCCAGGTCCAGCGCCTCTTTCCGAGCGCGGATCATTTGAAGCTCTTCGGCCGGCGAGATCCCCGGAACTGAAAGATCACCGTCGAGAACCGGATCGCCGAATAACTCAAGCCTCAACTGTTGAAGTCGCTCGCCCTCGGCCTCGGCGACGGCCGCCGCTTCCTCGTTATGAGCCAAGACCCAACTCGCCACGGCGCGCCCGTCGAAAACATAAGGGACGCCGTGCCATCCCTGCGCGACGATCGGGAAGTCGTCATAGTCGCGCATCCATTTCCGGACGGTCTGCTCGCTGTAGCCGACGACGGTAGGCAGTTGCGCGAGGTTGAGCCTAAACCTCTCGGGCACCTTCAAGACCGGGTCCGGCAACGGCGGGGTATTGCGCTTGGCCGCCGGCTGTTTTTTGCCGTTGGTCGCCATTCCACACCCACCTTGGCCGCTTCGCCCGGCCCTCTTCTTGAAACCACAACCGCAACCTAAATCCATAGAGTGCCGCTAAACCACTGTTACATATACCTAAAGCGCTGCCGCCC